TCTTATAGGTCAATTATATCTTTTTTATAATATTATTGCATTTTAAACAAACAATTTCGCCGGAAAAATTATCTGGTAATTTATAATCATAACATTCATCGCATGTTTCATTCTTTTTTAAAACCATATTTAACCATTCAATAAGTTTGATTGCATTTTCTTTATCCAAAATACATGCTTCAAACGGATCGCCATTAATTTTTTGTAAATTTTCAATGTAAAAATGTTCTTTACGAAATATAAAACTAAAAGACATAAAATCTTTCTTCCCAAAAATTCTACCTTTTAAAATATTAATCATAGTCACCTTGTATAAGCATTTTGTCTTAGTCTATTGATTTTTAATTGATGTCCGGTTAATCCTTGCGCTATCTTACTATAATCTACAGCATTAATATGTGCTGAAATAATAGCCTTATCAATAAGCGCTATTTTAATCGCATCAGCGGCCGTATCGCAATTACTAGTTAAAATACCATTTGCATAATATACGCCATAAGGTTCAACTTTTAAATTGTAAACTTCTTTGATATCCAAATCTTCTTGCGCAGATACTCGAGCATGTTGTTCTATTATATCTTTCGCAAATAGCCCGTTTTGCTGTGAATTCTTTTCTACAATATAAGCAGTTTGCGGTGAATTCTGGCTGGCGTTTATACCGTTCTCTATTCCATTGATTTGCCCAGGATCGCTTACATTCTGGGCTACATAAATGGGAGGAATGTCTAATCCCAATAAACTCTTTCTTACAAACGCTACAATTGACTTTCTTCTTTGCATCAAACCATTCCAAAGCTTGTTTGGCTTTTTTATCTTTGTATTCGGGAGTAGATTGGGTTCTTCTGGAGTTTTCCCACATTCTTTCCAATACTTTTTGGCGCTCAGGACTAACAGGTTTTCCTTTAAGATGTATCGCGCTATGTTGCTTAGGTGATAACAACTCCAGATTTTCGAAACGGTTATCAAGTTTATTATGGTTTTTATGGTGAACCACAAAGTTTTTTGGTATTTTTTCTTTTGTATAAAATTCCCATACAACACGATGAAGAAATTGGTTTTTATATTTTCCCTTGCTAGCACAGAAATAGAGTCTCGAAGGTGGAAGTCTAAATTCTTCTCCATCGAATATAACAATTGGCGTTGTTTCCATCTTAATAAACCTATGAATGATAATTTATCTAAACTTATCATATCTATGATATCTATTAAAGGAATAAACTTATCTTTATGAAAAATGGGATGTCCTGCGGTTCCTTCAAGACCAATATTTTTAATTACATTCTTTTTCCCTGTCATCCCGCAAGCCACAACATAACCGATACCAAATGGAGTAATGATTTTATCACCTATTTTTATATCTTGAATATTGACAAGACCATTATAACATGATACCTTTGTATTATATGTAAGGCACACATCGTCCCACCGGTGAGTTTCATTTGCCGTAATTTTAGACATGTGGTCAAGACAAAGCTTAACATGACGTCCTAATGTTGGAAATGAAATCCGTCTTTCAGCAATATAAGGTTGCGCTTCTAAAAACCGTTTTGTCTTATTACCTTGTTCCCGAGTTCTTGGAATATCCATAAGTTTAATGGTTCTAATTTCATCTAATAAGCTTAATAATGTCCCACCTGTAGATTTCTTTTCAATAGCCACCATTTGCGGCGGCTTCGTATAACGCATGCATTGTTGCCAGAAATCTAAGAACGTTGGTTTCAAATCTTTAGGTTCAATTCGACATTCTAACGTATCTATCCAATGAAGACCATATTGCCCAGTTTTTACCCCATATGATTCTATCTCATAAATCCCCCAAAAACTAAATACGGTAGCGTCATTATAGCTTTTTGAGGTTTCGGCAGTATCGGAAGTAATGAAACTAAATAATATTTCTGGTTCTTCATCAAGCATTACAAACCATTCCGGTTTAAAGAGTGCGCCGCCTGCGGGAATCGGGTCTTGTTGATATTGGGAACTAAAAACGTAGGGGTCACGCTCTTGTTTAATTTGTAGCGATTGCAGTGTATTAACTTCAGGGTATAGCGCATTTCCAGCTTCATCAATACTTTTTAAAATGACTGTTTCCCAGCGATACCCGTCTTTAGACGCTAGCAAATAGGCCGCGAGGTCATCTTCGTGAAGTCGTTGTCCGATGAAGATATAGGGGACGTTAATTCCTCGTGCTCGCTGTTGGATGGTTTCTCGGTAATTGTCGATAACAGATTGTCTAATCGTATCAGAATGAACCTCATCTGGTTTATGAGCATCATCGATAATGACTGCGCCGGAAAATCGTTCCAATCCAGGGAGTCCAGCATCTTGCCCCGTAATAGCTCCTCCACTTCCGAAAGCTGCAACTGCGCCTCCATTAGTAGTTTGGAAATATTCTCTTGCTTTCGAGTCATGTCGAATCCTCACGTCAAATAAATAATTATATTGAGCCAACTGCATAATACGCTTAATAGTCTCCGTATGTTTCGCAGCGAGCACTTTAGAATAAGATATATAAAGGAATCGTGAATCAGGGTATTTTGAAAGTGTCCATGCTACCCACATTGCTAATAGGGTGGATTTACCGGAGCCAGGGCTTACGTTTACTAGTAGTCTATGGTTTGGTATTTCTAAGCGTGAGGCTTGTGTTAAAGCCCTACAAATTGTTATGTGATGCGATTCACGTCCTATGGGTTGAGACACAATGAACTGTCTACTTGTCAATAAAGGGTAAAAGAATTTTGTGAATTCTAAAAGACTAGAGCGCAATTCTGAGGCTAATTGTTCTTTGGTCTCAATCATAATCAGCCGCAATATCAGGATTATAATCTTCGATGCGCTGCAATAAATCTTGTTCATTATTTAAAAATGAGTGTACTTGCATCATACCAGCGGTGAATATGTAGCTAGATAATGCACGCCAAATCATTTGCAGCTCATCATCATTGAATTCCATATCAATGCTCCTTTATTATTTATTTGCCAATCCCTTTAATGTAACCTTGTGTCTGTCACATAACTTTTTTTCTATTTTCTCTTGAAACTATTTAGTTTGTTTTCTTAAATGCTCTTTTAATCCCCACAAATCATAGTTTTTAATTGTTCTTTTCCAATCCCAAGCCAATGCTCATTAGGCTCGTTTTCTACCCACATTTTGTCTTTCCATTCTAGATACCAATCGCCAATCTGGTAACAAATGAAGTCTATTTGCTTGGGAGTGAAGGATTCCTGCATAGCTTTCCTCTGTAAATATCTTTCTTTGATTCCAGGAGATTTTATTTCAAGATCAGAAATAGTTCTTAACCATACATCCATCAGGAGGCTCATGTTTTCCCTAAATTCACTACTAACATGATCGCTAGAAACAGCTTGAGCTTCCTCAATTAATCTCTGCGTTTCTTTATACCATTTATCTAAAGGGCTTTTCATTTTTTTCCTTATCGTTATTCTAAATCAGGACATTCTTCCTGCATAATTTGAGCCAACTCAATATCCAATGCAATGCTATCAGGATTCAAACACCCTTTGTCCATTTCATATCTTAAATGCGTTAAGAACATATAAGACCTTTGTATCGCACTGGGACAACGTGTTTTAATGTTTCTCTCCATATTCTCTAGATGTCTATGAACATTTTTAAGTTCTTTTAAAACACCTAGACGCATTTTATGAATGTCTTTCATATTTACAATTAATGCCTTGCTGAATCAATTGTTTTATAATGTCTTTAGACATCATTTATCTCTTGTAATACCTGTGATTGTTGATCGTTAATTGTGGCCAATAAGTTTTGAACCTCTTCAACAGCTTTGTATTCCCCAAATCTGTGTAAAGCGCTACAATAAGCGTCTGCTACACGCATCAACTTCATGATTTGATTTTCACTAATTATCATTCATATACACCCATGATTTTTGGTCTTTGCATTTATGACACATATAAATAAAATACATCCCTGATTGATGAAGAGTCTTTCTATACTCATGTTGGCAAACGGATATTGCTGCTCTAGAAAAAGGTCTTGTTTTTAAGCATTTCTTGCAGCGCATTTGTGGTGGGTTAGACAATAAATAAAAATCGTCCAACTCGTGATCACATTGCATGTCTTCAGAAATTTCTTTCGGTTCCCCACAAAAATAACCGTAAGAAATAAGTTCGCCAACAAGATTTGATAATTTATTCCGCTCTTCGTCCGTCATTTTTCTACCGCATTCATTTATACATTGCGGACTTTGACAAAATGTTTTATCTAAGTAGCTCATTATTAATCTTCCGATATTAATTCATGCTTTTATTAATTGCATGTTCTTCATCACATTCAGCTATAGATTCGTCCATTTCACATGCTATCTTTTTTAATTGCTCGGATGCTTTAATCATCGCTTGTCTGCCTGAATAAGAGGAACTTTTTCCCGGATTCATATCATCATGGATGGCACGACCTACATTAATAAGTATGTCATTTAATATATGTGCAATTAACGAATCTATAGGGCAAGTTGTTGAGAATTCTTTTAACCATTTTTCAAGAGTTTCTGTTGGTTTTTTTGATATAGAAGTTATCAATAACTTTTGGAATATTTCTCTATTTTCTTGATTCATACCTTTCATCATTTCATTAATTTTTTCTGGAGTCACTTCTATTTTTGACATTTTTAGCTTCCTTTTATCTAGAACTTATAATAAATAGCGCGGGGCTTTCACCCGCTTCAATCCCTATTACTGCCGACCTTGCAGGATAATATTGGCTACATAAGCCAAACTTATGGTAGGTTATCATCACCGCTCAATTATTAACCTAGGCTAATTGAGTTCTTTCGGGCTAGCTAGGATTCGAACCTAGCCTATGTAAATCGCCTGACCACTAGGATATAGCCCTTTATTGGCTCTTCGTGATTGGTTCGAACAATCGACATCTTGATTAACAGTCAAGCGCTCTACCGCTGAGCTAACGAAGAATGTTCATTCAATATTATCTCTCAATAAAAACCTATCTAATTCTAATAACGCTTGCTTATACCCAACATTAAATCCACATGCAAAACTTGCAGGATTTTCGTGAACTAAGTTGGGCAATTTATTTGCTATTTCTGCAAATTTGGAATCAATCCATTCTTGTAAATTCATTTTAAAATCCATTTCAAAAAATGGCGGCAATTTGTGCATATAAAATTCATAAAGGCCAGCCCGCTAATTAGTGTCCATTTCACGCACTAGAGGACTGCTAGTAATAATGACCTAGGAGTTTAGGTAGCGTTTTAATGTAAACAGCAAATAATCATCTTTACCAAAACTTCAAAATAAAATGTGCTGGAATATAAGCCAGTATTACACAACACCAAAAAAGACAAAATAAATCATTTATTCTGTCTTTAAATTTATTAATTCTAAAGGCTCTTTTTTTCTTTTTAACTATAATCTCCGCCTCGTCATTAATAATTTTGCGTACTTGCTCAAATTCCCGAGTAAGTTTGTCGTCGAACCTTAATTTTGCATCAGCCATCAAAATTCCTTCTTATTCTTTTCATCCAGCTTATTTTTATGATCGACTAATTCTTGAAGCATATCTGTATTTTTCGTTTCTTCGTGCTTATTTTCACCGTACCATTTTGGAGCAAGTCTTGCCGCACTCCACTGCAAAGCAACAACTTGTAGTCGGGCTTGACCAAGTATTCCAGCATCAATTCTTTCGTTACCATCTTTGTCTTTATGAGTACGAATATTATTTGCAACTTCAAGTATCTCATCAGCTAAAACATGCGCCTGATCTCGCTTAGCCTGCATATAACTGTCGAAGAATTCAGCATATGTGTTAAGCCAGTTATAGATTGTTTGTCTATCGGGCAACTTATTTTCTTTAATCAGTGTTGTTAAGCCTCGTGAATTAGTAGACACAAGTTTACAAATTTTATCAGCAAGTGCTTTTGTATATTTGGTAGGCTGTCCCGGTTTCTCATATTTCTTAGTCATAATATAATCAACTCTTGTTATAAGCTTCATCAAACATTTTAGCAGCTTCTCGACGATTAATATCGGGATTTAACTGCATAATGTCTTCAATAGCTTTTATATAAGACTTAGACCGCTTATCTATCTTCACATTGTTCGCTTCTTTAGCAATAATATTCACTTTCTTATCTTCATTACATATATTACAGTGAGTCATAATCATGCCGTTACCTAGATATTTCCCTGTTCCCCCGCATCTATAACATAACATTTAACCGTCCTTAGTTAACTATTTCCAAAATCTTAACATAGTAAATCAACAACATAAAGTAATAATTATTTATTATGTAAATAATAGTTGACATAAGTTATAATTGATGACATAATCAACTCTTAAACAACAACGAGGAAAATAAAATGATTAAAAGAATGCCCAAATTTATAACGATTGATTGTAAAGTTTATAAAGTAAAGCGTCATTCAAGAGATTGCTATGCTCTTTATCATAATGACGGCTTTTTTAATGATGAATTTTGGGGTTATGCTTCCAAAATAGATATAGAAATAGCACTAGAACGTGATAGCT